GGCGCCTGGTCTGTCCCAACGGGACTATCGGCTTAAAATCATGTGAGAAGATCATCAAAACATTTAACCCTGTTTTGAAGCAACGCTGCGTAATATAGCACAGCGTTTGACGCGTGACGACCTAACTAGCTTACGCATAGTTCTATACCAAAGTTTACAATCTCCTTCTAATTTTCTATCAAAATTGTAAACCACATCATCCGCGACATCCTCACAAGTATCTTCTTTCCGAACTTTTGTGTTGCATCGTTTAGAATACTCTTTTGGTATATCTAACACATGGGTTCGGAAATATTTTGTGAGCTCATCAAGTTCTTTGAAAGTCATATCGTTATTCAATGCTATGTCCACTAACGTCCCTGCAAAACAGTCTACGCGTGTAATTACGGAATTACCTTTTGCATTTTTGAAAGCTTCACTAGCACCATACGACTCTCCAACCAGACTCATATTGAGACCATAACTAGAACTTGTTAACAAGAAATCGGCTATATCACCATATACGGGAAGATCACCGTATAAGTGTTTATACATTAAGCCTAGAGATTTATAATAGTGTGACAACCATCCGTTCTTGATGAAGTCGCCATTGATGCAAGTCTCTAAACTTTGCACTAATTTCTTCAGCTTCTGAACATAATAATACGTTCCATCAGCGAGCTGCACAAAATTACCTGAACAAAATTCAGTAGTTTTTGGATCTGAATTGATTTTCAACTTGGCATCAAATCCAAAATTCTTGAAAGTGTTAATTAAATCTGATCTACCCCTAACACACTTACCGTAATTGTCATCACCCTTCAACACAAACTGGTCGTACCAACAATTACATTTTGTAAATAAGCATTTTCCTAAGGAACGGTAATTCTTACAATTATTGACTATCATGAAATACATAGTAGCAATGAAGTTAAGAATTCCATTACCCAAGGACGTGTCCATATCTCCAGACCCTCTGCAAAAATCAAATTCAAAATTAACACCACAAGCTGAACCTATTTTCTTCATTTTTGTAGCGAACAAAACCATTAAATCATCAGTCTCTCCTTTATCAATGACCAAACTATAAACCAGGAATTCCAAATACAAATGGAATTCTCGTTGACTTGATTCATATTTGCTCATGTCGTTTTCAAACAACCAATCACCTAACAACTTTGAGAATTTTTCACCACACGAACGAAAATCACAGGCATTTGCCACTTGCGGCAGACTAAAGAAAGCATCCTCTAGCCTACTGGTGAACCTAGAATATAAGATGTTAAAACGGGGATCACGTCCCATTATCATTCTAGGTGCCTTTCCTTCCTCATAATATCTCTCTTCCTTAACAAATGCTTTTATACGGGAAATCTTTTTCAAATTTCTTGTACCTTTCAGTAATTGTTTATAAGCCTTGAGATATCTCTTCCTTACAACACCAGTTTTCTGTTTGACAAATCTACTGAACGAATATTCAGGTTTGTAATGCTGTTTCATCTGATCTGCAAGATGCTCAATTATCAGCATTACTAAATCCATATCCAGGATTCCAATTTCGGGCGTATTTTTCAGGTACCTGCTCTTTAAACTTTCGATGACATTATGGCGGCAGTTTTCCATAAATATCACCGGGTCTCTCTCAACTAACGGCGCTTGAAATGTCCGTAACCCCGAACAAACCGAATGGCTTTTCTGAGAATTACAAGAGTCATGACCGCAACAACCACGTTTTTCGTGTTGATCAGTCGCAACAACTCTTGCATGCTTCCATCCGGCATATACTGCATTATCGGGCTGAACATAACCTTCACCATCACGAACACAAGTAGGTCTGATACTAGTTCCAACATAGGAACTGTATTTTCTGATAACCATATCCCGCAGTGAGCTAGTGCCGCGGATATAATTAACAATATGAGAAACAAAACGAACCACCCTTGGAATGTTGTTGGCGACCAGGCTTTCCAAAAAGATATATCGTCAGTTTTCTCATATAACATATCATTGACCGATTGATCACAAGCACGTTGGACCGTGTGCTTTATCCTTCCACTTACCACCAGGTCAGTCAGATCTAGATTATGTTGGTCAGCATATCGCAATGCCAATCTCCTACAATGTTCGAGCCGCAGCTCTCTATCATCAAACCCATGGCTATTCGGGTATGATGCATTCATATTGACCGTGATGTAAGAAAACAACTTTGGGTCCACAAATCTTTCAGGTATATAGCTATTATTGAAACCATAGAGATGTTTGTTGGAGACACTCTCTGGTTGATACATGGGAGGTTGCCAACCCATGAGTCTATACACATCATTCTGGAACCAATTCACTGGTTTTCTTAACGCGATTCCTCTAAATGCGGCATTTTCGTCAACCGGCGCAGCAGGGTTGACGACTGTCTTGATGTGGCAACTACAAATTCTAAAGTCGTCACCATCATCACAATCAGTGCACACATACATTTTTGCAGGATCAAGCTCTCTCTTGTTAGCCATAATCCAGGCGTTTGCACGATCCACCTGGGCTTGATCCGTGTATGTCTTGTCCAATAACTTCAAATACTGCGCAGTCATCTTATATTTGGACAACTCCACCTCAATTTTAGCTCTGGTTCTATCCCGAGCCGAGGATTTTTGTTTTTGGGGATTTTTGTGATTAGACGCTTGCATCTTTGTATTTCTCTGTGTTTTCCCATCCGTAAAAACTTAACAGTTCACCATTCGGTAACTGAGCAGGGTGTTTGACAGATACTTGTGAAAGATTGAGAGCCGGGTTAGCGCAACTTTACCATTCCCGTGAAAGAATGGACGAGGCGTCAAAGTCGCTTGGTCTCTCGCCGTTGAGCACGGTCGTTATTACCCATAACTAGCATAACTCGAGCTGCTACTCACCCATTCGGGTTCAGTAATTAGTGGGCATGCTATAATATCCCACATAAAAATACCCTGAGA